GACAAACAGAACTGGCAAAGTATTTTTTCTGGAAACGGCAATGTAACGGTAACTCTGCCGGATGGGACGACATGGACGGGACCAGCCTGGAGTAGCATTACGACATCACTTTCAGGAAAGGCGGCAAAAGGTGCAAACAGCGACATCACCTCTCTCAGCGGACTCACTACAGCGCTATCTGTAGCACAGGGCGGTACCGGTTCGACAACAAGCGAAGGTGCTCTTTCTAACCTCGGAGGGCTTCCAGTAGCTGGAGCTTCTGGACTTAAATCGAGATATCGATTTAACGCTTCAGGGGGAAGTGTGGGGATAATCTTTGACGATACAGGTCTGTCAGGATACGGAAGCCTTTTTAATGACTGGGATAAAAAGGCGCTTGCATTCAACTGTAACTTCAATGGTAACGGTCAGTTTGCAGTACACACTATACACAGGTATGTTTATCCAGGTGTAGCTGCAGGGTGTTTTTATAGCGGGCTTACATCGGATATTTCATACCAGATTGGACATTTATCATCTTCCGGAAATTTAACCGCATCTTTCTCATTTAACTATGGTGGCTCAGCATTCGCTAACAATGGCACATGGACCAGTGCTTCTGATGTTCGTATAAAGCGCGATGTTAACCGTATTGAGAACCCATTCGAAAAAATGCGGAAAATCAGAGGGGCGACCTGGTACCGCAAAGATAGTGGTGAATTTGGTATTGGAATGATCGCTCAGGAGATTCAGGAGGTATTCCCTGACGCTGTAAAGACTAACGGCTTCAGCCTTACTCTGCCAGATGGAGAAGTGGTGAAAGACGTTCTTTTCCCGGATACAGCTGGTGTGGCCGCCGCTCTGCATCACGAAGCTATCTTGGCATTGATGGACCAAATTGAAGATTTAAAGAAACAGGTCGAAGCGTTGCAGTCTGGAAGCTGAGAAAACGCCGCCCATTCTTGCATACGATGGACAGCGGATGGTTTCTGAGTGTTCATGCCCGAGCAAAATCCGGGAATACGATCCGAACAAGATTTATAGGCCAACTTGACGAACGGTCGGTAACTCAGAAACCAACCACAAATCGGAGTCTTCAAACATTTCCTCCAGCATGCGGTTCAGTTTTTCCCGATCGCTTTTGCTTGCATCGCTATTCAGGCCGTTCGCCTGCATCGGCTTCACCTTCACTTCGGCATCAGGGAAAATCTGGTGCACCCGCTTCGTCAGCTCGGCCAGAATGATCTCTCTGGCCCCTTCGAGCCCCCCAACATTACGCTTGTCATAAACCAGTTCAACGAACATAAACACACCTTTTAGTCGATGAATTTAATGGAAGGATGCTCAATTCCAGCATCTATGTAATCGACGGCTTTCTTTAGTTCACGCAGGAGATTTTCAGCTTGCCTACGGGATAAACAGATCGTTTGATCAGGGAATTGCACAGACGGCCATGACGGGACAGAAGCCATAGTGTCTGTGAATTTTGCGTGTAACAGAACATGCTCAGTGAGCGCGCAGTAATTGATAGCAAAATCAGTTAACTCAGGCATTGCTCCTGCATTCGACTCTTTTGCGGTTGCCATAAAACAATCCTTTTTATGCTGGATGCATACACAGTAAATCGGATCAGAGATATGGTCAATGGATACGTAATATTGGCTATTCTCTTACTGTAAGTAACTGAATGATAAAGGAGGGGATAACCGTTGATGTTATGAAAAAGCGCGCTATCCCATTGATATTGCTTGAGAAAGCGCACGATTTAAAATCCCTCGGCGTTCGCGCTGTGTGGGTTCAAGTCCCACTCCGGCTACCATGGGAAAACTAGAATAAAATCAATGATAAGCAGTGTCGTATAAACCACCGAAAGGTGGTTTTTTATTGCCTGTTTTTCGCCATTCGCCATTGTTTCGCCATTCAGTTTCGCCATAGGAAGAGGGCATTACTGCCCCCCAACCACCGGCACAACAGAAATTTTTCGGTTATATCTTGCCGTTTGAGATGCGTTTTTATGACCTGAAATCTCCTGCTTTTCGTGAAGAGTTCCATCAAGATCAGATATCCCTTTGGCTTTTAGATCGTGGAATGTGAAGTTAAATTCGAGCTCAGGGAATTTTTCAGCAGCAACCTTTTTTGCCTTCATCCACTGAGAATTGAATGCATCACGCGTATAGCGTGATCCTGATTGTTGGTGGATTACATAAAGGCTAACCATACCGCTGTTTAATGGAAGTGAATCTGCCATGGCAATCGCTTTTGACAGTCGTTCTGTCCAGGCTTTTATCTGGCTGACCGCTGTTTTACTTTGCTGAATTAGAATTCCATCATCAAGGATCTGGCTTTTCTTAAGGTCAAGAATGTCACCCTGACGTGCGCAGCATAAATAAGCTAACTCCATCGCGATCTTAACTGGCACAGGAGAAACGCTTAACAGTGCATTATATTCGTTGTCCGTGACGTACCGGGTGCGCGCCTTCTCCTTAAATTGCTTCACACCCTGGCAAGGATTCATCTTCACTTTTCCGCGCTCATATGCCCACCTGAAGACCCTCGACATAAACGCCTTCTCTCGGTTTGCTTGAACCCTGCTTTTTACTCCTCTTTTGTCCATGTACTTCCTGATATGCTCTGGTTTAATGTTGTCAGGTTTCATCTTTCCAAAAACAATATTCACTTTAGAGCCATATTTCCGGTAGTCCTTCCGGGTTTCTGTTGCCAGCTCATGGAAGTCCCCAGAGTTAAAAAACTCTTCGCATAGAGCATGGAAGTTAGAGCCAACCTTTATATCGTTGATGAAGTTTTCATAGGCTGCCCAGACCTGAGACTTAGTGAGATCGTGGTTGCACAATCTCACTGTTCTCCCGTCTGGCGTTCTGAACTCATAAGCAGATTTGCCCCGACGCACGCGGGGCGGCATCCAGTTATCTTCAGGGTTTTTGCGGATTCTGGGCATTACATGTCCTTAAAGTTTGGTTCTTCTTCCTCTGGATTGTTCACTACCAACTTCAGGCCAGCAGGGTTGGTTACATGATCCCATGTAGTTCCTGGCCTGCCGTCTTTTCGTGGAACGAAAAATACACCGCTTTCTTTCAGCGCTCGGCACTGAAGGGAAGGGCGACGATAACCAGTAAGCTGGTAGAGGTCATCAGGGGTAAGAAAACGTTGGCTTTGTCCGCTCATCGTATAGCTCTCCACTTAACCGGCTGCACCCGGCTATCTCTTATAGAAAATGCAAGATGAGCAACCACCACGAAGCCCATCATTGCAGGTACGACATCTTTTTGTTTCGGTGTAATAGAGTTGGTGGACCATCTCCTTCGGCATGAGAACCGGCATCGGCACGCGGATAACCAGCTTTTTGAGCCTGTCTATTTCTCCGGCCAGTTCCAGCAGGCGTGAGCGGCAATCTTCCGCTTCCTCGCGCCACCATGCGACATCGGCTTTAAGGCGGCGCATGCGCCGCTGTTTGAGTTTGCTCACCATGGCAGCCACCCCATACCCTGAAGTGCGCCGATGACCAGCAGCACAAACATTACTGCGTCGAATGGGTTAGGCATCACTCATAATCCTCATCCCAATCATCGTCGTTATCGTCAACAGCCCACAGAAGCGGGTTAGTAGCTTTGCTTATCTGGCTTGCATATCCGTTGCGTCCAAGACTTCTCAGCACGTTGTATATCTCGAACATCTCAGTGCGTTCATCGCCAAGATCCATTTCACAGGCCAGTGTGTGACACTCTGTAGCAAGCGAGGCTAACTTTTGAAGTAATTCTGATTTGCTCACGGCTTCACCTCCTGCTGCGGCGCTGCTGCGAGCATGGCCTTGTAGACTCGTGTAACTTTGTCCATTCCAGAATCAAATGCTTGCATGCCAGCTGCCCATTGATTGGTTGTCGGCTCAACAGGCACAAGTTTCCAACCATCCGGAGTAAGCGGAGAGTTGCCGGCGACAACATCGGCGCGAACATATAGCGTGTCGTCAGGGTGCTGATTGTCACTGCACCATGTTAATTCGCTGGACTCGGCGCTCTCCGTTGGATTGGCCCCTATATTTCCATACACTTTTTATCACTTAACCCATGACTGGTTCGTCGCCGCAGATA